GGGCATCAATCTTGAACGCGCAGCCAAAGGCTTCCACCTTCATTTCTTCCTTGCTGCCGGAGTTCGCATAGAACAGGCAGTCAAAGGGTTCGAGTTCCCGGAAGGAACCGGCGGACTTGGCCGCTTCCATGATGATGTTCAGGCCGGTGGCGTCCACTTCGATTTCGCCCGAGGCCTCGACGTCTCCCATAAGACGCCCGTTGGGGACGCCTCGGTCTTTGGCAACGGTGGAGTTGTCCGTGATGGAGAGGGTGGCCTTGTCAACATGGGTCAGGTGGTCGCCGATGTTGATATCAAAAGATTTTCCGCTGATACGGTTCATGATGCCTCCTATTCAGCGTAGTTGGTCAAGTCCAACAGGATGTTGCAGGTGATGTCCTTGGGGCAGTTGTAGGGCCGGACAACCATGTAGATTTTCACCACGGTTTTCGTGATCCATGTGATGACGATGTCGCCGTCCTTGGGTGGCTCGATTTCGCCGGGGAAGGTGACGTTCATGATTTTTACGGATTTGCTCATCTCACGCAGGGGCCGCATGAAATAGCTTTCATGGTAGGCGATGGAGGTCGGGGTGGAGTTGAGCTTGCGGTCGCCGATCTTGGCAACGGCCAGCGGGTAGACCTTGCGCATGGCCTTGTGGACAACGCGCAGATATTCGATCACCTGGAAGTCGCCGCCCTTCACATCCAGGACATTGCCGTCACCGAAGTAGACTCCTTCATAATCCGGATACCACTGAGGAACGGACCAGCGTTCAGCGTCCAGGGCCTTGAGGACCGACATGTCAACGGCGCGCCCGTCCTTGTCCTTGGGCTTTTCGGAGCGGATGCCCACCACCGGGCCGGTGTTCACGCGCATGGGCGTGTCGGCAACAGTGACGGAGCGGTTGCAGAGCCGTCCGCAGTAGGCTCCCAGATCATCTTCCCAGATTGTCGCCACCGGGTTGACCTGGTCGCAGGCCAGATTGTTCAGAATGGCGTTGCGGCTGGTGGTGAAATCGCTCCACGATTCCGTGTCCTTGATGCCTTCGCAGGTGGGAATGAAAATCGCAGGTCGCATGTACTGCGCCATGATGTTCTTGGCCTTGAGCTGGAAGGCCTCGACCTCGGCGGAGGTCTTGACCGGATCGGTGATGGCAATGGCTTCCGCGTTCATGTTTTCCATGGCGTAATCCACTGCCGTGTCCACGGTGACAACGTCATCCAAAGGCAGGACGGCTGCCGCCCAATTTTGTCCTGCATTGGCCTTGGCCGCTGCAACCTGTGTTTTCAGGTTGGAAGCGTCCGCGCCCAGGACTTCGTCCAGTTTCGTGTCGGTGTTGACGGTCAGAATGGAACCTTCGTTCGTCCCTGCGCCACGTCCGAGAAACAGGAAGTAGCGTTCGACGTCCGCGATATCTCCCTGCAGCAGATTGAGTTTGTCTACCTGTACAATGCCCAGCGACATGGTGGTCTCCTTTTAACGGTTGGTGATCTCGGCCATGGTGTCTCTGGCGAGTTCGTTGAGAAATTCTTTTTCTGTTCCGGGTTTCGGTCCGAGGAAGGGGCGCGCAGCCGGTTTGACTTCCCATTGCTGTTTGCCGCGCTTGGTGCCTGTCCGCATGTCTCGGAGGATGGCTCCGGCCTGACCAACAGACAGGTGGTCCATGATCCATTTGATGGACACGCGCCGGAGTGTGCAGCCCTTGCCGCGTTTTTTCTGGACGCGCAGCCGGTAGCCTTCGGCTTTCAAGGCCTTGGCCTGCGCCCTGGTGGCAGGGGCTTTGTAGTCGGGCCGCTTATAGACTTTCTGGGCCTTGGAAGCGGTCCAGGGTTCCGCGATACCGTATTGATGGCGTCCGGCGAGTCGGGCCGTGTAGGCATTCCCGAAGGTGACTTCCACCCGGTCCGTGCCGCGCATGTAGGGTTTTATGTGCCGCCCGAATCCGCGCAGCATCTTCCGCCGGTTGCGGGAGTCCTTGCGCGGTTCCATGGAGCGGCCATGGATGGTCTTTTGTTGGCGAATGTTCGCCTTGGCCTCTTTGGCAACCTTGCGGCCCATGCGCATGGTGATGTTGCGCCGGGTCCTGGGAGACATGGACAGGATGTTCAGCTGCTCATGCAGCCGGAGCCGTCCACGCGGATCCGCTTTGAGGCGAAGGGGGGCGTTACTCGGCGGCATCGGCTGCCCCTTCCATGGTGTCCAGGGTGTCGGCTACGTTGATGGGAACGTCCGCAAGACGCCACTTTTTGCCGTCATAGGTGATAGGGCCGTTCTCATCCGGCACGATCTCCAGGGCCTCCTCGAACTCTATGGCCATATCAATGTCGGCGGTCCGGTCATCGTTCAATGAAATATCTATGTCGGGATCCTTGAGGCCCATGTCTTCACGTTCCGGGTCGTTCTCCTGGAGCCATGCCGTCACAAAGGCTATGAACAACCGGCCATCGTCGCCGTATTCTTCAATCTGGATCACGCCTTCATATTTGAAGCGTCCGACCTCGATGCCGTGGCCGAGGTTCTTGCCCGTGGGAATGATCGAACCTTCGTCGGCAAAGGAATGGATGACGTTGCCGGTTGCGCCTGCATCCTTCAGAGCCTCGGTCAGAGCTTGCAACAGCCTCATATCAACTCCACGGTGACGCTGCTTTCACCCTTGAAAGAGGCAATGGCATGTTGTGCGTAGGCAAGGAACGTGCTTTCGGTTTCTTCGCTTTCCCGCGCCTCGTTTCTGGCCGCTTCACGCCGGTTAACAGTAGAGAATTGTTGCAGCAGGAAGGCCTTGGCGTGGCAATACACGGCCCGGCGGTAATGGATGAGCTTGACGGATTCGCCACCCAGCGCGTCAGAAGGAACGGCGGCAAGGTTCTCGTAGTCGAATTCGGCCAGCCCTTCGCGCCAGTTTTTGAGCTGGGTGTTTGCCCAGGCCATGCCGAGCTGCAGCCCATCCACAAGGATCATTTCCTCGTAGTTGAAGGGGAGCCGGTATCGTTTCTCGAAATCAGCAACAGAAAGGTCAGGCCACCACCCGTCATTGTTCACGGTGGTGGTCGATTCTTTGTTGGTATTGCCTGAAAAGCTCATTGTCGGTCCTTTATTGGCTGCCCCCTTCGGCCTGGTCACAGGCTATTGCCCGAGCAGGCCTTGGGGGCAGCAGCGTATGGAGGAGCTACTTGTCGGAGTCCTTGGAATCCTCGCCGTCCGGCTTGGCTTCGGCAGCCTTGGCCTTCTCGGCTTCAGCGGCCTTGGAGTCATCGAGCCGTTTGGTCACTTCTGCCAACTTGGTCTTGACCGATTCGCCCAGGTCATAGGCTTTTTGCAGATACTTCTGCGCGGCTTCAAGGTTGTCTGCTTCGTCTTCGAGCAAGCCCTTGAGCTTGTAGATTCGGCGGGAAAGTTTGTCGGTGATGTCCCATGCGTCCGAGCCGTCCGCGCCGGTCATGGCGTCGAACAGGGTGGAAAAATACGGTTCCACGGCATGGTCGGAATCCAATTGGTTCTTGGTCCACGTTTCCATGCACCGGGTCATGACGGTCTGGACATCGCTCTTGTACATATCCGTGGGCATGTCGATGCCGTTTTCAATGCAGTAGAAGCCTATTTTGAGGGCCAGTTCCACGCTGGCGACATCAAAGGACCAGACCATGTAATAGGGCAGCAGATCGTGCTTCCAGCCCTGGTCCATGAGGCGGTGGACATAATCGATGTACTTGGGGATAAGCGCGGTCAGCTTGTGCTGGGTCTTGGCCTCACGGGAGTTGAAGCCCGAAAGGGTTTTCAGATCTTCGCCCAGGGAAGCATCGAGCAGCTTGGAAAGCTGGTCCTTGCCCATGGAAACCTTTGCGCCGCCGGGTGTGCCGACAACAGATGCGGACGGGGGCGTTTGGTCGTCTTGAAATTTCTTCTGGTTTCTCTTCATCAAACTCATGGCTCACTCCTCCAGAGGTAAAAGGTGGGTGAGGGGGCAGCTAGGCCACCCCCTCTGTGCAAAGTAAGGAAGACTATTCCCAGGTCGTCCCGCCATCGCGGGTGATCTTTATGTTGTCGTCCTTGAACTCCAGGGCCACGAACTGTTCGAGGACTTCCACCACGTAACCTTCGTTGCGGGAGTTGAAATCGTCGATGCGATTCATTTCCGGATTTTCCTTGATGAAGCGTCGCCAGGAGCCGCCCTGGTGGTAGATGGAGAGGTTGGACAGAGTCGTTACAACCAGGCCGCGTCCGGGGAAGTTGGACGGAGTCATCCAAGGCAGACCACCGATCAAGGCGGTTGCCTGAGAAACAAGAACGTTCTCTGTCGGGGTGTCGCCGGTGGCCTTGTACAAGGCCACCTGCTGTTCGCCGACGAGTTCATCACCGACCAGAACAATCAGGTTGTTCCGCAGATATTTGGGAATGCCCATTTTCATGTCGGCAACGGCGTGGTGCAGGTTCTCATAGTCGCCGCCCTTACCAATCTTGATGACGCCGGAACCTTCGACGCCTTCAACGATGATGTTGCCGGGCTTCTTTTCGCGCATGATCTGCATCCAGCCCTTATTCACGTCCTGCATCATCGGATATGTTTCAAGGTTGGTTGTGGCTTCGGCCTTTTCGCCATACCAGCCGATGATTTCTCGGTCGTTGGCAATACGGCCCTGAACGTACCCGGTGTAACGGGTGGGCAGATCCTTGAACTTTGCCCAGATATCGATGGTCTTGAAGGTGATGTAGACATCCGAGTCGGTGTTGTGGAGCTGATAGGTGGAACTCTCCATGCCCAGAAGATTCCGAGGCTTGCGCTTATTGTCACCGGAGGTGTCGGTTCGACCGGAGGCAGGACCGTTGGCGTAGCCAAGAATGACTTCACCGGACATTTCATCAACAGAAATGACGTTGATCATGCCAAGGAATTCGGATTTCTCGACAATCTTGTCCTGCAGCTTTTGCTCCATGGTCGGTTCAATGGAAAACTGCTTGGTGACATCCTCAGCACTGTAGGCGTTGCCGAGCATGACCATGAGCTGGGCATACATGAGGCGTGATTCTCTTTTCATAGCTTCCCCTAGGCGATGTCCGCGCCGAGGTCGGCGGGAGTAGTGGTTTCAGGGACATTGGTGCCGGGGTTGACCTGCTCGAAACGCTTGGTCAGGGCGTCCAGCTTGTCGCTGAAAGGCTTCATGGCTTCCTCGACAAATTCGGCGAAAGCCATATCTTTGCCCACTTTCGGGGCGGGGGCATCGGTGCCGGGTTCCTCAACGGGCGGCTGTGCGGCGAACTTCTGTTCAAGCGAGGCGAGTCGCTTGTCCTGGTCGTCGAACTTGCCCATGAGCTGGTTGAACTGCTGTTCGTTCATGGTATCCTCTTCTGGTTCGGGGGTTGCCCCTTGGTTGTGG